CTCGGCGACCACGTTCAAGCTGTTGGGCTCGGTGGGCAATGGCACCCATGGCGGCTCCCCCACGGTGGCCGTGGTCTGTGACCGCACGCCGTTCATGAAGGGGCACAGCGCGGCCGTGGTCCTGCTCAATACGCCGGCGGCGGCCGCCTTCGACGGCACGCTGGTGATCAACGGCTCCAATCAGAAGGACAGCGATTGGCAGTCCTCGCCGTCGTATTCCGACGCCATCACGGCCAACGGCTACGAGGCGATCGGCGCCACCGGCGGCACCAACGACGGCATGACCGAGGTCCGCGAGGTGGTGATGTATCGCTTCATGAAGCTGACCTGCTCGGCGTACACCGCGGGCGGGGCCTCTGCCTACCTCCTGGCGTAACGGATGGCCTACGAGGGCGGCGCGCAGTCAGGCGAAAAACCGGCGGGTCCGGAGCAACCGGATCCGTCGCTGCGCGCCTACCAGAAGCAGATCGAGGAACTGGAGAAGTCCACCGAGTTTCGCAGCCGGCTCACCAACATCAAGCGGTGGCGGGAATACGTCTCCGGAGCGCAGCACGAAGACGGCCTGCCGGGATTGGTCCGGACGAACATCATCTTCGTCAACCAGGCCACCATTCTCCCCCGCACCTACGCGAAGAATCCCGAGCTCGCCATCGCGCCGTCGCAGTCCGTCGATCCGGCCCGCTACCAAGCGGTGAAGGGGTTCGCCGAGTCCCTGCGTATGGTGTTGGATCGCATGTTCATCCGGGACGCGCGGCTGAAGAAGCGCATGAAGGCCGGCCTGCGCAGCATCATGACCACCGGGGAGATGTGGCTGAAGCTGCTCTACACGCGGGATTTCACCACCGATCCGGTCGTGCTCGCGCGCCTGCAGGACACGCAGGACAACATCGCCCGCCTGCAGATGCTCGCGGCGAAGCTGACCGATCCGCAGAGTGTCGAGGAGAACGAGTACACCCGCAGCCAGCTCGAGCAGCAGATGGCGGCCCTGCAGCAGAACGTGGAGGTGATCGCCGCGGAGGGCTTCGCGCTGGACAACGTGCCGACCGAGGACATGCTGATCCTCGATCCGACGATCGTCAACTTCGACTACTACGTGGAGGCCCGCCGGATCTGCCAGGGCTTCTGGTTCACGCCCGAGGAGTACGAGGAGGAGTTCGGTTCGATCACCGGCGGCGTGAAGGGCAACGAGCCGGCCTACTACGGGAAGATGGAGCCGGGCGAGAAATCCGGCGGCTACGTCAAGAGCGCGAAGGGCAAGGAGGCGAACTTCGTGCGCGTGCGCGAGGTGTGGGACCGCGCCCAGTCCACGGTGTACACCTTCGCCGACGGCTGCCGGGAATACTGCCGGGATCCCTACAGCCCCAACAAGCTGGGCGAGCGGTGGTATCCGTTCTTCCGGCACGGGTGGAATCTGCTGGATGGCACGGTAGAGCCGCTGTCGGACTGCGCCCTGCAGATCGAGCTGCAGGACGAATACAACCGCACGCGCACGCACTACGCGCAGGACCGCGAGGATACCAAGCCGCTGAAGATCATCCGCAAGGGCGGGCAGCTTACGCCCGAGGATGTCGAGCGCATCCAGAAGGCGCCGCGTAACTCCTGGGTACCGGTGGAGGGGCAGGGCGGCAGGCCGCTCTCGGATGACGTCGCCGAGCTGAAGGGCGCCAGCCTGGACCCGACGCTGTACGACACCAGCCAGATCCGTGCCGACATGGAGCTCGTCGCCGGCCGCGGCGATGCCGATGCGGGCTCCATCGCCGAGGCCAAGACCGCCACCGAGGCGGAAATCCTCGCCCAGGGCCTGATGACGCGCTCGGAGGAGCGCCAGGACAGCAACGAAGACCTGATCACCGAGATGGCGCAGTACGCCGCGGAGATCGCACTCCAGCAGCTCTCCCTGCAGCAGGTGCAGCGCATTGCCGGCCCGACGGCGGTCTGGCCCGAGCTCAGCAAGGAGGAGGTCTTCGATCTCGTCACCATCGAAATCCGCGCCGGCAGCTCGGGCAAGCCGAACAAGAACCAGGAGCGCGAGCAGTGGCTGAAGCTGAAGCCGGAGATCGAGCGCACCATCATGGCCGTCACGCAGTTGCGCGCGCAGGGGCAGACGGCGGTCGCTGATGCGATGGTCTCACTGCTGAAAGAGACCCTGCGCCGCTTCGACGAGCGCATCGATCTCGACGCGCTGATCCCGCCGATGCCGCAGCAGGCGATGCTCGCGGGCTCTCCCGTCATGCAGGCCCTGGGATCTGAGGTCGGCATGCCGCCCGGGCAGGAATATCTGCCGGCGCAGCCCGCCGGGAATGTCGTGCCGTTTCCGCAACCCGCTGTGAACCAATAAAACGAGGTAGACCATGCCGCAAGAGACTGATCCGACCCTGACGCAAGACCCCAATCTCAACACCGCCGGCGCCGATCCGAACGCCGGCCAGCCCGGCAGCGAGGCCGCGGGCGACGATGCCGGCAGCGACACGCCGAAGTCGATCGCCGAGCTGATGCAGGAGCAGTTCGGGCCCGAGCCGGAGGGCAAGGAGGGCGAGGGCGCCGATCCGAATGCCCAGGCGGCCGGCCAACAGGGCGCCGACCCGAATGCCGCTGCCGCGAAGGGGGCGGAGGCGGGCGCGCAGGGCGAGCAGCCGCCCCCCGCGAAGCCGGCCGGCGCCGACAACCCCCTCTATCGCATCCCCTCGGGCCTGCGCGGGGAGCACCGGAAGGCCTATGTGGCGCTGGTGGAGCACGCCAAGGCGCTGGATGCCAAGGCGACGACCGCGGAGAGCGCCGGGCGCGAACTCGAGCAGGCCAAGGGCGTGCTGTCGACCTTCAACGAGGTGATCGCCGACGCCAAGGCCACCCCGGATCAGATGGCCATGGCTTTCGACGTCATCAAGGCCATCAACGCCGGGGATCTGGACCGGGCGATCGGCGCCCTGCAGGGCCAGTTGACCGAGCTGGCGCGCATGGCGGGCAAGCCGCTGCCCGGGATCGACTGGAAAGATCAGCTGCGCGAGTTCCCGGATCTGGCCGAGGCGGTCGCCAACGCGCAGATCACGCAGGAGCACGCGCTCGAGCTCGCCAAGGGGCGGCGGATGCAGGCCGAGCAGCAGCGCCGGGCGGCCGAATCGCGCACCCAGGCCGAGACCGCCCAGCAATGGGAGCGGGAGAAGCGCGAGGCGATGGCCGCGGTGAACAAGTACCTGTCGGAGAAGGCGAAAACCGACATCGATCACCAGAAAAAAGAGCAGATCGTGGCCGCCAAGGTGCGCGAGATCATCGCGGGCGTCCCGCCGTCGCGCTGGGCCGAGAAGATCGCGCTATTTTACGAGGGACTGGTGCTGCCTGCGGCGGCGCCGGCCAAGGAACAGCAGCCGTTGCGCGCCCGAACGGGCGCCGGCGGGGCTCCGACGCCCAAGAGCGCCGAGGAAGCATTGCGGCAGGGGCTCGGGTATCCGATGACGTAGGCGGGATCGTCTCCGCGCGGCGATAAAGCGGGCCTCGCCACCCCGTGAGGTTGCAAGGCGCCTCACCAGCGCCGGCACGCAGCGCCTAGACAGGTCGGGCGCCCGGGTGTCGATAGGTGCACGGCGGGTCACCTCCGCGAGCAATGACCAGTTCATTGACTTACGGAGGGCTTCACCATGCCATTCACAGCAGCCGAGATCGCGGAAGCGGGCAAGCTCGTTCTCGATCACTATCTGCGCAACAAGCCGATCGATCAGGTCGCCGTGGAACGCCCGTTCCTCGCGACGCTGATGAAGAACCCCAAGGAGGTCGTCGGCGCGAAGCAGTACATCGTCGATCAGCTCCGCTACAAGTACGACTCGAACTTCCAGTGGTTCAACGGGGCGCAGGTCGTCACCTACAACCGCCGGCACGTCAACGAGCAAACCAACTGGGCGTGGCGCTCTGCGCATGACGGCCTGGAGCTCGACGAGGACCGCCTGACGCAGCACGGCATCACGGTTACCGACGAGGGGCCCGGCCGGCAGGCGAGCAACGAGGAGATGACGATGCTCGCCAACCTGCTCGAGGAGCAGAGCGAGGCGTTGCGCCTGGGCTTCGAGCAGAACTTCAGCAAGGAGTGCCACCGCGACGGCACGCAGTCCACCGACGCGATCGCCGGGCTGGATGCCATCGTGCAGATCAGCTCCACGTGGGGCACCACTGGCGGCATCGACGCGAGCCTCGCGGCGAACACCTGGTGGCGCAACCATCAGGCCACGGGGCTGACCACGACCACGACCACCGGCACCATCCTGACGAAGATGGAGATCGCCTGGCGCGCGTGCGTGCGCAACGGCGGGCGGCCGAATCTCATCCTCGTCGGCGATGACTTCTACGACGGATTCCGCGACTTCATGCTGACCACGTATGGCCGGATCGATTTCGATGCGGTCAGCGAGCGCACCATCGAAGGCGGCACCAAGGCGCTGACGTTCCACGGCGTGCCGCTCACCTGGGCGCCGGAGTTCGACGACTTCGACTCCGCGGGCCTCTACGGCAGCAACCCGACGTTCAGCAAGCGCTGCTACATGCTGAACATGAATCACCTGAAGTTGCGGCCGATGAAGGGCCACAACATGGTGACTCGCAAGCCTCCGCGTCCCTACGACCGCTACGCTCATTACCTCGCCATCGTCTGGCGCGGAGCGATGACGTGCGACCGTCGGAACGCGCATGCGGCGATCAGCATCAGTTAACCGCATTGCGGCAGCAGGTTCCCGGGAGCATATCGCTCCCGGGCTTTCTGCCGAGAGACCAGAAGGAGAACACACGATGTACATCCAGCCGCAAATTGTCTGCGCCAAAATCCAACGCGATGCCGTGGAGATCCACGCCAAACCGGTCTACGAGCACGAGTTGAAGCTGCTCGCGGCCATCCACGGCGACGGCAAGGTCTCACGCGACACCACGCAGGAGCACCTGATCACGCAGCTCGAGCGCCCCATCGACGCGATGGAGGAGTACATGCGCTGCGAGGCCGTCTACGGCATGCACCCGGAGATCAAGGATTCCGTCGTGCATCACTGCTACGGGGATTTCGAAGACGGCAAGTTCGTGAAGGCGGCCGGCGGCGCGGTGGAGGCACCGAAGGCCGAGCCGGATCAGCCCCCGCTGCGCCCCGCCGCTGCGGCCCGCAAGGCCGAAGCCGACGCACGGCGGGCAGCCGGGAAGGCGGCGGCCTAGGCCGTGTCCAACGACACCCTGGCCACGCTCCGTTCGCGCCTGCAGGCCCGCCTCGGGTTCGCAGCGACGGGCGCGGCCGCGGGTGTCAATCAGACGGTCATCGACTCCTTCCTGCAGGAGGCGCAGCTCGATCTGTACTGGGCGCAGGACTGGGTGAAGCTCTCCGGCTGGTTCGACGTGTCCATCGGCGTGAACCAGTACCAGGTGAGCTATCCCGGCGATCTCAATCCGGAGCGCATCAAGCGCGTCGCCCTGTACGACTCCGACGACAACCTCGTCAGCGAGCCCAAGCAGGGCATCAACGCCGCGATGCTGGCCACACTCGCCACGCAGGGCGTGCCGTCGCGCTACGAGCTCTACGAGCAACTGACGTTCTGGCCGCGCTCGGATCAAGCCTATACCGTGCGCTGCTGGGGCGTGAAGAACCTGGCGAACACGTTCAGCCAGAACAACCACGCCAGCACCATCGACAGCGACATGGTGTTCAAGGTGGCCCTCGGACGCGCCAAGGCGCACTACCGGCAGCCCGATGCGCAGATCTACGTGGAGGGCGCGCAGGAGCTGCTGGCGCGCATCAAGGGCGGCTCCTGGGGCAATCGCATCTTCACGCCCGGCCGCTCGCCGTGGGACCGCCTGCCCGATCCGCACTGTGATCTGAAACCCCAACGAGTGTGACCAACTAGTGTGAGGCACGCCATGCTGAAACGCCTTCGACCCCTGACCCTGATCGCCGTGGCGCTGCTCGCCGGTGCACTGGCACTACCGGCCCACGCGCTGCAATTCAACTACTCCACGCGGCTGACGCTGACGGACTGCGACGACGCGGACGAGGCCGGGTTCAACACCGGCACCACGACCCTCTGTTACGACCTGACCGCCGCGCGCGAGGAGATATACAACGGCTCGGCGTGGGTGGCGTATCAGGGCGGGGGCGCAGCCATCACCTCCATCACCCCCGGCACCGGCGCGACGAATCTCGGCAAAGCCGAGGACGCCGCGCATAACTCCGGGGATACGGGTGTTGCGGTCTTGGGCGTGCGTAACGACGGGACCGCTACGACATTCAGTGCTGGCGATACTAATGGTGAATACACGCCGTTTGCGGTCAATGAGAACGGTGCAGCCTTTATATCTGGCGCTTCCACGTCAGGTGCCTGTTCA